TGTGATGTAGAGTTTAAAGTTCAATTCGGAATGTCGGAGAATCACTACCACGCAAGACATTGTGTCTTTTGTGGTGGTGAGATAAATATTGATGACGAAGACGAAGTAAACGAAGAATACGAGGAGTACGATTATGAGTAAATGCACTAGATGTGGTCATGAATGTCATTGTGGTACTGATTGTGAAGAGTGTGTGAATGATGTATGTCATGATTGCAATTGTTATGAGGTAAGTGAGGATGGCTGTTAGAGGATGTCAAAACTGTGGTCATGAATCACATTGTGACGGTAAATTATATAAAGACTTTGGTGAGAAAAAAGAAGTACTAGTTTGTTATCATTGTCGTTGTTCTGTTTGTGAGACAGACTATAAAAGATGGTCAAACTGTGAAGATGCATGGGATGACTCTTGGACAGATGAGGCGATAGTTACAAGGTGAAAACGCAAAGTGCAAAAGCAAAAGGTCGGAGACTACAACAGTGGGTTCGTGACCAACTTATAGAAAAATTAGAGGTGCATCCAGAAGACGTTGAATCTAGGTCAATGGGTGCTGGTGGGGAAGATTTAATTATGGCGAGGGCTGCGAGAGAAAAGTTCCCTTATTCAGTAGAGTGTAAAAATCAAGAAAAGTTAAATATCTGGGAATCATATTCCCAAGCAGTCCAAAACTGTAACGACTATGAACCAGTGGTTGTGATTAAGAGAAACAACCACAAACCGTTAGTAGTAGTTGATGCAGAGTATTTTGTAGGACTGCATAAGGATGAGGTATCAACATAAAGATTTAACACTGGAACTGTGGAACAGTAAAGGTACACTTTACAAGAATGGTAAAATACTGTTTCGTGGCGATGGTTATATATCAATCAAAATGTTTATTACTGAATCAGATAATCATCCAGAAGTTATAAAAAGATTTAGACCCCAACTAGATAGTCGTGAAGAGGTGAAGTGGAAGAAACGAGATGAAATGCTTCGTGATAAAGAAAAAGCAAAACAAATGGAATTCGTTCCAGAACCCCCCAAAAAAGAAAAACCCAAAAGAACAAAAAACAACAGAATGAACGATTTGTTTAAAACTGTAAGATGATACTTGACGTAGCCGCATGGCAGTATTGCAGTTTTGAAAAGAGTATTCAAGTATAAATAATAGTGTAGTTTAAATCTAAACTACTTTTTCAAAAAGGAGACTAAAATGTCAGTAGCAAGCGCTGTGTATGAGCGTACTTGTCATGTGTGTGATGCAGTTAGATTATTCATTATGAGAACAATCATTAATATGCAAAGAGGCAAACAGTTAAGTGCGAACTATAAAATTATGAATGAAACCCATATCTGGAATCGTGGTGATAAGGATTTAATGTATCATTTACAACAAATGAATGAAGCAACAAATCAAGAGTACGATAGGAAAATTGAGGAGTTACGATAATGTGGCCCTATACAGATGAAGAACTAGAACTAATTAATGGAAAAAAGGAAACAAAATGATTAGATTATTTACAGTATTATTTGTTATGATTACATCCTCTGCTTTTGCAGAAGATATGACAATTGAAATGTTGAACAAACGAGATGACGGTGCCAAGATGGTTTACTCAGTTGATGAAGCTAAGGTAAATGTGGGTGATACCATTACTTGGGTGCCGACCAGTAAAGGACATAATGTCCAGTTCATAACTGTACCAGAGGGTGCAGAAAAAATCAAGAGTAAGAACAATAAAGAAGTTTCTTATACTTTTGAAAAAGAGGGTGTATATCTCTACGTTTGCACCCCCCACAAATCTATGGGTATGATTGGACTCGTAATTGTGGGTGATTCGCTGGAAAACCTTGATTCGGTCAAAAAGACCAAATTAGTGGGTAAATCCAAGAAAAAACTCAAAAAACTAGTAGAAAATCTCTAAAACACCTAAAGAAACCCTTGATTTTCAAGGGTTTTTTTTAGCCTAAAATCCCCAAAAAAGACTTGACTCTGTTATCAAAACAAGGTATACTCTAAGAGTAAGATAAAGAGAAAGAGGTAAAAATGAGTAAAATTAAGAACTACATGATGGACATTCAAGAGGATGTTTGGGATATTGACGGTCTTGAAACCAAGATTGGAGAGGCTGAACATATTGAAGAGGTCTATACCTTTGTTGTGGAAACATTGGGTCTGAAGACGCACTTTGATATTGGTATCGCAAAAGATGCTGTTCTAGAGATGTGGAACGACTTTTGGGGTTACTACTAAAAAGTGCTTGACATTGTTGTCAAAACATGGTAGAATGATAATATAATTGAGAGAGTGAGGTTACTATGCAAATCGCAAAAAATATCAAAGACATTGAATTCAAAAACACAAATGTGTGGGGTACAGAGATGCCCGTATCAGAACCAATCGTGATGGCTTCTGCCGCTGGTTGGTATGTTGGTGCAATCTGTAAAGACCCAGATTGTGATGGTATGATTGTGCCTTTTGATAGGTATACAGATTACATGACACAAGAGAATGCTCAGAAGTGTCTTGGGAGTTTTAATCATGAGTAAAAAATATATCGTTTATACCCAAGCGAACAAGTTGGGTTTGAAAGGTGAGTTTGATAACGCAAAAGACGCTATCAAATGGGCAAAAGAAAATGTGTATGCCTTTGATTACTTGAAAGAGAGAAAGGATACATGGGAGATTTTGTTTGAAGAGTTACTAGTATGGATTGGTAAAGGAGAGGTAGTAGAATGCTAGAGTTTGAAAACAGCGAAGCTGTAAATATCAATATGACAAGTTTGAAAGGATATGTCAAGACAACTTATGCAAAGTTGGTTGAGACATTTGGAGAACCTACCATGACAGATGCAAGTCCTTATGAAAAGGTCAATGCACAGTGGATGTTAGAGTTTAAAGTTCCTTTTGTAGATAAAGAGTATGGAGATGACTTTGATTATGTCACTGCAACGATTTACAATTGGAAAGATGGATACATTCCTACAGAGGAGTATGACTGGCACATTGGTGGATTTGATAATGAAGCCGTAGATTGTGTTCAGAAAGTACTTGACTCTGCCTAACAAATCTGGTAGGATAGAAAAATTAAGAAAGGGCATTTATGATTAAATGGTTAATATTCTTTGGTATATTCACATTTGTTTTACTTATGGGATTATCAAAAGTAGCAGGGTTGTAAGATGTTTAAGTTTATCTTTGGGATAATCATAGGAGTTGTGATAGTTTCGTACTATCCATCTCTCGCAGTAAACACTACTGAATTCATTCTGAACAGTGGTGTATGTGAACAGATATATAATTATAACAACAAATAAGGAGTAAAATGAGATACAACAAATACAATAAAGGCTTTCGTGGTAAGAAAGATAAATATATGCAGAGTAATGAAGGTATGACAGTTACAGTTCGTCAAGTCAAAAACAAAGATGGTACTGTGACTTCAGATGTCAATGGTGCATTGCGTGTTCTTAAAAAGAAACTAATGAAAGATGGTTTCTTTCAAGAATTAAGAGAACGTAGTTATTTCACTAGTAAAGGTGAAAAGAAACGAAAAGCGAAAGCTGCTGGTAGACGTAGATATCTCAAGAAAGTTGAGAAGAGAAAAGCGGAGTTAGGTTATTGAACGATAATGTCATAGAATTTCCAACTAATTTTAAACCCAACGCACCTAAGATTGTGGATTTGGATGCTGTCAAGATGCAAGAAGATTTGAATTTTTGTGATAATCTCGCAGAAGGTTTGATGATTAATCTTATTCATAATGTTGGTGAAAATGGTTTTGATATTAAGAAGGATAGATTCATTGGTGACATAAGTTTCCTTAACGAAGTTGTTAGGGGTGCTCTTTATAGACAAATGGGATTTACACATCCTATGCAAGATTTTATGGATTTGATAGTGAAGACAGAAATGACAGATGACAATCAAGTGATTACAAAAGTGAACTTGAATGAAATTGATAAATGTCTTCCTCAATCAGAGGATGATGGTAGCGGAGATGATATTAGTTGATATGAACCAAGTGACACTATCTAATCTGATGGTGCAAATTGGTGGACGAAAAGAAATAGAACCAGACCTAGTTAGACACATGGTTCTAAATTCATTAAGAGGATATCGTAGTAGATTCTCAGATGAATATGGTGAACTTGTACTTTGTTATGATGACAAGACTAATTGGAGAAGGGATGTATTTCCTAACTACAAACATAGTCGTAGAAAAGATAGGAAAGCGTCTAAGTTAGATTGGAACGCTATCTTTGATACCTTACATCTAATTCGTGATGAACTAGATGAATTTTTCCCATACAAAGTATTGCAAGTAGAAAATGCAGAGGCTGATGATATTATTGCGTCTATTGTATTTCATGTTGCAAGAGAACCAAAAAATTATGAAAAGGTATTGATTCTTTCTGGAGACAAGGATTTTATTCAACTGCAACAACATAACTTTGTATCGCAGTATAGTCCAACTCAAAAGAAATTTATCAACGGTGTAGACCCTACTACATATATTAAGACGCATATACTTCAAGGTGACAGAAGTGATGGTGTTCCAAACTTTTTGTCACCAGATAATACTTTTGTAGATGAGTTAAGACAAAGACCCATTTCAAAAAGAAAACTTGAAACTTGGATTGAACTTGAACCTAAAGATTTCTGTAATGAAGACATGATGAGAAACTTTCATAGAAATAGAACTCTAATAGACCTCAATTACATTCCAGAAGAACTAGTGGACAAATGTATTCAAACATTTTTGGATACAGAAAATGGTGATAGAAAACAACTACTAAATTATTTTGTAAAGTATAAACTAAGAAACCTAATGGAAAATATTGGAGACTTCTAATGAATAAACCAGTGAAAACTTATACACCTTTAATGTCAGAAGTATTGACTAAGGTGAACAATGCAAAAACTAAGGATAAGAAGATTGCAGTTCTAAAAGAACATGATACTGATGCTTTGAGAATGGTAATCAAATCTTCTTTTGACCCAAAAATTAAATGGGTTCTACCAGAGGGTCAAGTGCCCTACAAACCAAATGAAGCGCCTGAAGGAACTGAACATACACTTCTTTCTCAAGAGGCTAGACGATTATATCACTTTATTGAAGGTGCAGATAATCAAACACCTAGAATGAGAAAAGAAACTATGTTTATCCAAATGTTAGAAGGATTGCATCATTCAGAGGCAGAAGTTGTCTGTCATGCAAAAGACAAAATTCTACATCAAAAATATAAAGGTCTTTCTGACGCTGTTGTGAAAACAGCATTTAATTGGAATGACGATTATGTGAGACTTGACTCTGCACAAAAATAGTGGTAGATTAAAGTATTGATTCTTGGTATGAAAAAACCTCTCACTCTCTCTCACATACCAGCGAATCAACCCTTGGGGATAGTGGAAAATCTACTATCCCCACTTTTTATTCCCCCCAAAACCCTTGATTTATAAGGGAAAAATAATGCTTGACTTTAACCTCAAAATAGTATAGCTTGTATATATGATGAGAAATGAGAGAAAAACAATGAATTGGGTACAAGTCACTGGTGGTAACAAAACTCAGAGAAAAGTTGCTGAGATTACTGCCCATCAAATGATTAAAGAACTTCTTCCTAGATTTAGAACTTTGGAGATTGAGGTACAACTCAAGAAATTTCCAAAAACAGATAGAGATGCGATTGGTTGGTGTCTCATGGAAGATGACAATCGTACCTTTACGATTGAAATCAATAAAGATATTGGTATCAAAGAATTGGTAACTACAGTGTGTCATGAGATGGTTCATGTCAAACAGTATGCACGAAATGAAATGACAGACGAA